AGATAATGAAACTGGAAACTTTACCGTTGCATACGAGAACCTTAATTATAGTAGTGCCGGATTAGCCAAAACATGGCCATCAAGATATGCATTAAACGGAAAACCAAATGCCTTGGCTAAAAAGATAAGTCGTAAACCTGAATTAATAGCAAATTATACTTATGCTAATCGTCTAGGTAATGGAAGTGTAGAAAGTGGCGATGGTTGGCGTTTTAGAGGGCGTGGAGGAATTCAATTAACTTTTAGGGATAATTACAAGGCATTCTCTAAATTTACCCAGGATACCGCTATAATGACAAACCCCGATTTAATTGTAACAAAATACTTTTGGGAATCAGCTATATTTTTCTTTACACACGCTAAGTTATGGATCAAGATGCTATATAGTGATGTTGCAAGCGTAAAAGCCGTTAGAAAGGCTGTAAACGGCGGAGAAATAGGTTTACAACACGTTCAGAATAAATTCATAGAATATAAAAAAATAATTGATGGACTATAATATAATATACGATAGATTAATATACACAAGGCTAATACTAAAAGAAGAAAGAAAAATCCTGAAATCAAGTGGGTATTATTTTGAAAAACATCATATAATACCTAAGTGCAAAGGAGGAAATAATGAAACACATAACATAGTATATTTAACATCAAGAGAACATTTCCTAGCACATTGGTTACTATGGTTAATATATAGAGATAGACAAATGGCGTTGGGTTTTCATAAAATGATATCTAAAACTAAATATATGAAAAGGAGTTTTTCAGCAAGAGACTACGAAAAGGCAAGAGAAGCATATAGAATAACTAATATAGGTAATTCGTACTCAAAAGGAAGAACATCAAAAGTCAGTGAAGAACAGAAACATGCACAATCTATGGCGATGAAGGGTAGGTATGATGGGGATAAAAATCCTTTCTTCGGTAAAAATCATTTGCCTGAAACTATTAGTAAAATGAAGGAAATAGCTATAAAAAGATTTACCAATTCAATAAACCCTAGATCTATACCTATATTAGATTTAGAAACTGGAATATTTTACTATAATACAAAAGATGCAGCAGAAACATATAACATAAACCAAGTATATCTTAGGTGTATGCTTAATGGTAAGAATAAAAATAAAACTAATCTCATAAGATGTAATTAGAAGAAGTTTTAAAGAAGTTTGAATATTATAAAAAGCTATTATCAGATTTGTAGTAAAAGTAAAGCCCCCTTAATGGAGGCTATTTTTATTTCATGCAACCAAATGCACAAAATGGGTTATAACATTTACTTCCTGCAATACGGCAATAAGCCATAAATTTTTGTTTACGTTTAGCATGTAGCTTTTTATGTTTCTTCATAATTATTGTTTTCTTTTTACTTTATATTTCACTAATAGCTTAAGTCCTTTTTTATTAACCTTAAACTTTTTATCAGATTCTATTTTAAAGCTATTTACTTCTTTAATCTGAATGTCGTTGTTAAGGTTTTCGATAACTTTATCTACTAAATGCATATCCTTATAGTCACTATCTTTAAGACACTTGTTCTTATATTTAATAAACGCCTTTTTAAGTTCTGTTAATTTGTACTTAGTGCCTTTTATAGCCTTAGATAAAATGAATGGTATTATTAACAAAACTATACCTATAATAAAGCCTAAGCAATTACCTATTCCTTGAATTATATATCCCCACATATATTTTTACTTTTTATAATTACTTCTGCAAACTCAAAATAAGGCTTTTTAGGCTTTGCTACTATCGGGTATATTAATTTTATCTTATCAATATCATGTTTTAAAAACATTGGATGATATGAAATCCACAAAACCTTTATTTTAAGATGCCTCAATATTAAAAAAGCATCTTTTTTTGTAGTCCTTAGTTTTTTAGAAACCCTAAATAAAGTATATACTGCCTTTGCCATATTTTATTGTTACTGTTTAATCTCTTTTAGCTTTTCAATCGCTATATCCAAAGCCTCGGTTAATTTACGCACATCCCCGATTGGAATGTTAGTGCCTTTCCACCAATATTGATGATGTTCTAATACTTGTATAGCTTCTTGTAAATCCATAATTAATTGGTTTTATCAGTTAAAGTTAGTTCTATGCCTTTGAGTGCGAAATAAAGGTTTTGCAGTTCGTGTACGTAATGTATTTCAAGTTCCCCTATTGCCTTATGTTGAGTATATATAACATATTTAAAGGCTGTGCTCACATCAGTTGAAAATAAGGTTTGACCTCTATATGTTAATGATAAATATTCCCCGTGACTATCCGATGGATCTTGAAACCCAAAACGCAAAAGCCATTCTTCTGTTATTGGTATTCCTAAAATATCTAAATGATTAAAGTCTGGTTCTATATGACCCGAACTACCCCATTCTCCGCCTGTGTGCCATGCATATAGATTTATACCTACTTCATCTATACTATCTACTTTTATTATTTCATCTCCTTTAGAAACATAATTACCTATTCTTAATTCACTTGCTTTTAATGCCATAATCTTAAGTTGTTACCCCGAAGCCTATCTGCTCGGTTCTGTTAAATACTTCAAATACATAAGTCCTTTTTTGTTCAGCGTATTTAGCGGCTTCATTTCGCCATTCAAAGAATAGTGTTTTACCGCTTGTTATTCGTTCTGTAATGTCAACGCCTGTATCTGTAAAGTACCTGTTTTTGTCCTGGTTAGCCTTTTGCTGTTTTGTCATAATATGTTTTTTAGCTGTTATAAGGGTTTATTTCAAGTGTATCGGCATCTATTGCCAAACCTGCATCAATAAGCCCATCTACGTCGTATAAATTAGCGTATAGCCATTTGAATAGTTGTAGTTGATTAGGTGTATATATTTTAAAATTGTTTGAAAATGATTTAACTGAATTAACATACCAAAAATGTATATCATCTTTTATGTATTCAGCAACAGCCACATAAACCCCTAATTCCCAATTTTGCAAAGGGAAGGCTATCTTAGCTAATTCTACAATAGGGATTATTTCAACACCTTTAACCTTAATAATTTTTGTAAGTTCTAATTTGCGTAGGATTGGAGTGCATGAATCAAAACTTTTACCTGTAGAATATTCCTTAAAAGACATGGAAAATATAGGCTCTTTGCTTTCAGGATAAAGATAGTAAGTACCATCAATAGTTAATATTTCTTTACCTCCTGAATAATCGTTAAAAGGATTTAGATTTTTAACTTTCAACCCATGCGCTAAATACCCTTGTATGTTTTCTAATTGTAGCTTCATAATATTTATTGTTTTGATTGGTTATATTTTTTAATAATAAAGTCGATACCTTTCTGATAAACTACTGTTTTAAGGCTAATGTTTACGCTGCCATCGGGTTTATTGTATTTGCTTTCTATAACCCTAAAATAACCCGAATCGATGTATGTTTGATAAGGGGTGTTGTTTTCTCTTAGTACTGAAATATCCCTTAAGAACTCAAACAGTTTATTACGCCCAACGCCTAAATTACAAACCTTAGCAACATCCACCATATCGAATGCATCTTTACTGCCTGTAACCTGTTCGTAAAACTCAACTTTGGGTTTATTATCTTCTAATAGTTTTTGCTGAACCTCTATTTGTTCGGCTTGCTTGGCTGCTAACATTAGAGCCTGTGAAAATGTTTTTGGAATTTTAGGATTTAGTCCATTAAGTCTTTTTTCACATTCAATAAAATACTTACGGGCTTCTTTACCTTTATCGCTTCTTTGTAGCATAGCTAATTCTTTTGCACAATCTAAAGTTAATGCGTAATCTGTTTTATAAGTGCCTCCAATACCATTTTTGGCAGCAACGAATTCCTTAACCGCCTTATAATCAACGTTATCTATAAAGTCATATTCAAACATTCTTTTGCACCATTGAGTGAAATGGTCTGCTGTTTCTAAAAAACTGTGTAATTCACGTGCTGACACCGCTTTACCTTGTTCAGTTTCAATAATTTTAAGTATTTCCATAATATTGTATTTTATATTTATATAGTTAATTGCTTTTGGTGAATGTTCTTTTTGTTAATGTGCATAGTGAGTTACCCCTATATTCTACAATATAAGTTATCACTCACTATTACAGAATAATCTTTGCTTTCGGAGCCATGACTTCCCGTAAAGTGTCCAACGTAACGGCATAGTTCATTGGATTGGTATCAACTTTCAGTTATAAATGCCTAACCGCTATATATACTACTCATACCTTAGTGCCATAGTCTGCTTCATATAGACCCCTTTCAGTAACAGTTTAAGTTTATTGCGCTGCCCGTATTTTATACCAAACCACAACAACCGATCTAATTTGATTAGGGATAAAAAGAAAAATCCCGCAGACAACGCAACTGTCTTTGGGATTTTTGTAGTAGATGTATAAACCATAAGGCTTAATAAGCACCTAAATATTTTCCTTTTGAGTTAAGTTGCGTTTAACTACAGGACAAATATACATAAAAAACATTATTAAGCAATAAGCAGGGAAATATTTATATATTTGTAGAGTAATTTTCATGATTAAGTTTTAAGGGGTTGGTAAACCGTGTAGAGATGCACGGTTTTTTTGTTTAAGTAATTGACTAACTTTGTTTAAACTTAAAAACCCTATAAATGAAAACACGATTATTAATTATGTTCATGACATTATTGTCTTTAACATCTTGTGGTAAGAAATGTATATGCAATAAGCCATATATATTCAATACTATTGGGGATACTCTGAATATAATAAACACCCCTTATCCATTAGAAACCTGGAGTGACAAAACAATAGATTTTTTAAATGATACTATTAAACCATTTGATGATAGTGTTGATTATAGGATGAAATTATTAATAAAAAACTAAAATTATGGTAATTAAGAAAACTTCAATAATATTCTTTTTTATTTTAATAATATGCTCTATAGCTTCCTGCGATATACAAAAGCAAGCATCCAAGACTAAAACCGATACCGACTTTAAAGAGCAAATTGAAACTACAGAAAAGCGCGATGGTGGTATTGCTACATATATTCCACCCGCAAACATAATTTACAGGGACACGACAATATACGTACAAGGCACTAACGGCACTCAACTTAAGGTAATATATGATAAACAAGGAATAATCCAACAAGCAGACTGTAACGCAGCTTTAATCGATGTTATTACTAAATACAATAGTCAACTTTTACAAACAACAAAGGAAAAGGAAAAAACCAAGATAGAGGAATTTAACTCTACATGGATATTATACTTAATAGGGGGCGTTGTAGTAGTTTTTATAGTAGCAATGTTGCTGATGTACCGAACAATGAATAAACATGCCTCTAATGTAACTAATATGTTTAATGAGCTAAGGAATAAGTAATACATTGTTTGTCGCTAATGTTTACTATATTTGCGACTGATATTGTTATTTAATTCTATTTATTTTCTATTGTTTTTATTACCGTTTACGAAAGTAGGCGGTATTTTTTTTGCTTTAAATTAAAATAAACATAAAATATATTAGGTTTGTAAGCTAAAATATATTAGGTTTGCTGTATAGAAAAACAATAATTAATTATAACAATGGAAAATACAATTGAAAATCAAATCAGATTTATGGGTTTGTATTTAGGGACAATAACTGTTAGGCATAAATTATGGGAAACGAGAAAAACAGAGCAGTTAAATTCATTAAGGCTACAAGAATGTTATTACCTTGAATTAAAACCCCTTTCATCAATTACCGATGAAGATGCTATTGAGGTGGCTAATAATTTAGAAAAATCAGCTTTTAATGTAAAATCAGACGGCAATTTAATACAACTTGATTATTATTGGGGTGATGAAATACAATCTGCTGAAGTGCATATAATTTACGATAGGTTTGCAAGCGACTACCTACGCTCAAAAGGTTATGCTTTGCCTTACTTAGATTTATCTGTAGAACAACAAATTGAATACAACTGGATAAAATTAAAAACTGAATAATCATGACAAACCTAATAAAAGAATGGGCAATATCCTGCCACGAAGATACCAATCATAAATACGATGGTAAACCGTATAAATTGCATTTAGAAATGGTAGCTAACACGGCTAAACAATTTTCGTATCTTATACCACCTGAGGACTTGGAAATAGTGATACAAGCATGTTGGTGTCATGATTTAATAGAAGATTGCAGGAAAACATATAATGACGTTAAAGAAACCTCAGGTGTTAATGTTGCTGAAATAGTATATGCTGTAACTAATGAAAAGGGCAAAAACAGGAAAGAACGCGCTAACGCAAAATACTACAAAGGCATTCGTGATTGCAAGTATGCAACTTTCGTTAAAATATGTGACCGTATTGCTAATATAAAGTATTCTGTATCTACTAATAGTAAAATGGCTGATGCGTATAGGAATGAAGCTATTAATTTTAAAGCTGTATTATTTTTGCCATTATATAGTGATATGTTTGACGAAATGGATATTTGCCTTAACGATCATAAAATATAACCTTAAAACAATAATCATGGAAACATTACACCAAGAATTACAATCAAGAGGCGTGGCAATAAAAGCCTATCTTAAAAACCCAACTATTGAAACCAGGCAATCGGTTGTTGATGCAAACAATAAATTAAATGCTATAAAATTATAAACTATGAGAACAGAATTAAAGTACTTAGGCTATGCAATTATTGTCCTTTTGTTTGTTTTATATTGCAAATGCGTGATATTACAAAGCTCAGACAGAGTAGAACAGGAAATGCTACCAAACGTTGATGCTGATTATTTATACACCACTGTATATCACGATGGGAATATAATAAAAATATGGAGTGATAAGTTACCAGTATCGGCTGATTCAATAAGTAAGCTTATGAATATTAAAAAACAGGAAGGCGAATTGTTATTGAATAAGCTTAAATAAAAAATAGCATGAAAACATTTATCATAATCCTTTTTATGTTTTGTATAACATCATGTGAAAATAAAGAAAAATTTATAGACGTTGAATTTAATCATGGCGAGCATAAGGTTTTTTCTTTTATACACGGAAAACCATCATTACATGGGGATTGTTTGTATTGTGATACTAAATACCCTATAGCTTGTGGTGTTATATCATTTAAAGAAGTAATAAAATAAAATTAAACAATTATGGATTGGAGCATAAAACAAACGGTAGTATCAGACAACCATACTATAATTATATTTACTGATGGCAGTTGCACAGAGCGCACATTCGGGGGTACAGTAATTAAAAACACTAAAGATCCTCAAACTATTGGCAGGCATTTAGATTCTATACTTAAATGGGCTTACAAGCCATGTATTATTAATGCAGAAATAATTAAACCATGATAACAATAGAAATAACCCAAACCCACCCAGATCCAAATTACGCCATGCCTTTAAGTAATTTATTTACAGATTACGGGCAAAATCCTAACTACGAAAAAATAATTGAATTATGAAAGCTATAACTGTAAAACAGCCGTGGGCAAGCTTGATAGTCCACGGCATCAAGAACATAGAAAACCGCACGTGGAAAACATCGTTCCGTGGCCGCATTTACATACATGCTGCAGCTAAATCCGCTGGCTCTCTGTATGAGTTGCTAACAGATAAACAGCTTAATCATGTAGGTCATGAGTGGACTGCCGATTATCTTCCTAACAGGCCTGATGGCGCAATAATAGGCGAAGTAGATATAATAGATTGCGTAATAAGCCACAGCAGCATTTGGGCAGAGAAAGCAGCCGAAGGAGAAAAACCTATTTACAATTGGGTACTTGCTAATGCTGTACTATACGACGAGCCAATTTTAAATGTAAAAGGAAAACTTAGTTTTTGGGAATTATAAAGCATAAAAACTGGTTATCCATAAAACCTAAAAATAATGAATTATGACAACACAAGAATCCAAAGAAATATTTAAACAAGGTGTAAAAGTAAAAGACAGGTTTAAGCAAAATAATGATGAGGGAGAAGTTATATTAGTACTTAAGACACGAATTAGAGTCCAATTTAAACATGATTCATACGATACAACTTACGATTGGGCTCATGTAAGAATATGTTTAACTAAAATACAATAAACTATGAAATGCTTATTATTAATTGGCTTAGCCGCTATGTATTCATGTAACGATTATAAACTGGAAAAACTACCTGTAAAATTAGCTTATGAGCCGCCTATAGTGAATACTATTAAATTGGATTTATATAAACACAAAGCAGATAGCATAAAATCGGTAGTTCAGCTACATTTTGATGTTTGCCAAGATATAGTGTTATTTGAGCAGCCTGTACTTGAAGCTAAAGCAAGGTCAGGTAATTATGAAATGGATGATATTCTGGCAGAAAATACGAAGTTAAACAGGACTTATAAAAAACACGACAAGCAAGCCAAGTTAAATTTAGCATTACTTAAAAAATATACGGATTCTATAGATATTGAAATTAATAAATTAAAATAATTTAACATGAGCGAAAAGAACAGAACAGGGGTTAAGATTGACATCAAAAAAGTTATTGAAACAATCAATAAAAATAATCCCGATAAAAAAGAGTTGACACAGGCTAAACTTGCGCAGGATATGGGGCTAAGTGATGCTACTCTAAGGAACTATAATAATTCTAATGCACCGGTAGTAGTTTCAGATGTTTTGCATTTAGCTAAAATATCAAAATTGAAAGTAAATGACTTTATAACAGTAGAAAATAAATAACATGGCAATATTAAATATACGACCCGTTCAATCAGGTCAATCAAAAGTAGTCATAGGGCTTGCAGGAATAAGCGGTAGTGGTAAAACTTATAGTGCGTTACTAATGGCGCGTGGAATGGTAAATAAAGCTTCTGAAATAGGATTTTTAGATACTGAAAACGGCAGGGGTTCATTATACGCGGGCATCTTAGATGATAAGTTTATGATAGCTGACCTTTACCCTCCTTTTAGCCCTGAACGATATGCAGCCGCTATACAAGAGTTTCAAGATGCAGGAGTTAAGATATTAGTTATAGATAGCGTTAGCCATTTAATGGAAGGGTTAGGTGGTCTTGATGACATTGCTAATGCTCCAAAAGCAGATGGAAGTCCGCGTAAAGTAGCTAACTGGATAGGGGCTAAAAGAAGCAATAAATATTTCATGAATGTACTTTTACAGGCTAACATGGATATTATTTGCTGCATACGTGCAAGGGAGAAAACCGATTTTAAAGACCCTAATAAGCCTGTGAGTTTAGGCATACAGCCTATTTGCGAAAAGAATTTCATGTTTGAATTAACTGCATCTCTTATGATGTTTAACGAGGGCAAAAATCAATCATTCCTTAAAATTCCATCATTTTTAAAAGAAGCTTTTGGCGATGGAAATGGTTACATAGGACAAAACGCAGGGATAAAAATACGTGAATGGCTTAATCAGGGAGAAAAAGAAAGTCCTGAAATAACTAAGATTAAATCAGAAGCTTTAATGGCTTGTGAAAATGGCGTTGAAGCAGTTAAGGAATTATGGTCAACTCTTGATAAAGAGGAAAAGGAAAAACTTAAATCACATTTTGCTATTTGTATTGAAAGCGCAAAGGCTTATGATAAGCAAAAAGAAGATAATGCCAATGATGAGGCTAAACCTGAAACCCAACAAGACCAGGAACAAGAACGTATTAAAAAGTTTATTGAAAAATCTGAAACTATAGACCAATTAAAACAGTTGGAAGATAATGAAGATGTTCAGTTAAGCGAGGAAAACAAGGACTTATTAAAAAAACAGAAAGTAAAAATATTACAGCATGAAGCCAGTAAAATTTAAGTGCCGAGCATCAATGGTGGGTAAGATAATGACCGAGGCAAAGGGTTTAACTAATTATGAAAAATACTTAGCCGCTAAACAAAAGATTATTGATTTAACTGTGCGTTATGAAGCGTATGTAGATAAAACAAAAAAGTTAGCTACCGGCATACGAGAAGTTTCACTACCTAAAGCAAAAGCAGATGTTGAAAAATACGACAAGATAAAGCACATAATTGAATTATCTGAAACATGCAAAACATATCTTAAGGAATGGATTATTGAGCAGAAGTATAACAGGCGTAAAGAGTTTGCAAGTAAGTTTACTGATAAAGGGAATTTAACTGAGCAGGATGGTTTTGGATTGATTAATGAGTTATTATACACAAATAATTTTTTGCATTCAAACACGCAGCAATTTGAAGATGAGTACAAGTGCGGCAGACCCGATGTAGTTATAGCCGATACCGTAATTGACAACAAAAGCAGCTATACAATTTTTACCTTTCCTTTTGGAGAAACTGAAATTACTAACAAGGATTATTTTTACCAGGGACATGCTTACATGGATTTGACCGGCAAAAGGCATTTTAAGCTTTGCTACACGCTTAATAATACCCCCGCCTACCTTATTGAGAAAGAACTTAAATCGTGGGCGTGGAATAACAATATTGAGTTTGATAAAATACCCGAAAAAGTAGCTTACGACATTGTTAAAAACCATGTTTATACGAAAGACGCGTTAAATGAATTTAGATATGTTTTTGGCACTCATGACACATCAGATTTCATTGAATTACCAAAGGAAAAAAGGTTAATTACTTTTGAAATGGAATATGACCGAGAAGTAATTGAAAGCATTAACGCCCGTGTAATTATTTGTGATGAATGGGTACAAGAAAACTGGGATAAATTTTAAAAATAATAATTATGAAAAATAATATAAGTAACAAAATTAAATTCTTTGCAAAGTATTACGGTCAGGATGTTTTAACTGTTGGAAATGCTATTTGCGAAAACACCGAAGAATATTGGATTGAAGCATCATTACAGCACACACAATATTTAATTCTAAACCCGATTTCATCAATATCTGGAAAAGAATGTATTGAACTTGGTGCTATTCTTGGATATGTAGGTAATGATAACATAAAGATAAATGCCGCTATGGATTTTATAAATGGTGGATCAGAAGATTGTGACTTAGATGCATATATCAAAGTAATAAACTTTTTAACAAAAAACGGATATTATTTAGGAAATGGCATTGAAATCGAATATGGATGGGTAAAACTTAAAAAATGAATAATCTAACCCCTTACGAGTTCTCAAAGAAATGGGTAAGCAAAAGGTTTATTTCATTTACAGTAGAAGACCTCAAACAAGCCTATAAAATGGCGGGTGGTAAAATTACAGGCAATGGCAGCGAATGGGGTAACGCTTTACAACAATTAGCAAAGCAGGAATTAATATTTAAACACCCTGTAAATCCATTTGTAGCGGCTAAGCGACCGAATAACAAGACTAAGTACATTGTGGTGTGGATAAGCAAAGAAATGCGCTTAAAACAGCAGAAAAACGCGAGTAAAGAAACTGGGACACTAAATTTAAACTTTACAAATTAAAAATATGGAAGAATTAACGGTTATAGTTGAAAAAACAAATACAGGGTATTCATGTTACGCAATACAAATAAATGGAATAATTGGCGTAGGTAATGATATTGACGAAACCCAACTAAGTTTTTTGGAATGCCTCTCTCATCATGTTGATTATGAAATTGAAACTAAAGGCGCAAAAGGTGTTCGGGGTTATGATGTAAAATGGGTTTTTGAATTATCAGATTATGATGCTCAATTAAACGGTATAAGAGATATCTGCTACAACGCTTCTCTATTAGCAGGGTGGCACACAGATATTAATACAGGCGAATTAAAAGAGCGTAACAAAGCCGAAATGATATGTTTAATACATAGTGAATTATCAGAAGCTATGGAGGGAGAACGTAAAAACCTAATGGATGACCATTTACATAACCGACCAATGGCAGAAGTAGAAATGGCAGACGCTGTAATTAGGATTATGGATTATTGCGGACGCTGGGGTTATGATATTGGCGGGGCTGTAATGGAAAAGTTAGAGTACAATGCTAATCGTGCTGACCACAAAATTGAAAACCGCATTAAAGAAAATGGAAAACAATTCTAACTTTACAAATTAAAAAAAATGAATAAACAAGAATACTGGGAAAAAGTAGCATCCCTAAGAAATAAAATATCTGAAATAAATGAAGAATTACTTCTTGTAACAGATGAATACAAATCTTCTTTGGATGTTAAAAAAGGAAATTTAGTAAAAATGGTTAAGAAAGGAGAATTAGGTATTGTTACAGATATAACCGTGCATACAGACGGCAGTTTTGAGTGTAAAATAAAGGAGTTAAGCAAGCATGGAAACGTAAGCAATAGAGTGCTTTCTTATTACGCTAAACACAAAATTGATTTTAATATATATTACAATTAAATAATATTTGTATATTTGTCTCGTAGACTTCCAGCTACACATAAGATATTTATAGGTTGCACTTTAACCTAAACAAGCCGATTATTTGATAGGACTGGAAGCCTTGATAATATCGGCTTTTGTTTTTACATTATGATAACATCAGTTACAATGGTTCGTAAAATGGGTAGTTTTGATATACTACAACGAACAAAAGATGGTTACTTCGATGCAAACTTTCTATTATCTGCTTGGAATGAAAGACCAACTAATAAAAGAAAGAATATGCAGGATTTCATTAAATCAAAAGCAACTACTGAATTTCTTGAAGCTCTTAATGAGGAAATAGCCCAATCAGAAATTTCTGTTATGGCTATTCAAGAAAAAAAGGGTCGGAATACAGCAAAGGGGCGTACTAAAGATGAAATATGGATGCACCCTTATTTATTTATTGATTTCGCGATGTGGCTTAACCCTAAGTTTAAACTTTCTGTAATTAAGTTTGTTTATGATGAGCTTATTCAACAAAGAAATTTAGCAGGCGATAATTATAAAACTTTATCAAGCTCATTAGTTAAGCTTAACGGTTACTCATTCCAAGAGGTTGCAAAGGCTATTCAATGGATTGTGTATAATAAAACAGGTAAGGAATTAAGGCAAAGTGCTAATGAAAGTCAGCTAAATGAAATAAATGATATTCAAACAAAATTGGCTTTTGCAATCGACATGAATTTTATTACTTCATATAAGCAGCTTCTAATAGAAATGAGAAAAATGTATAATGTTAAATACCAAAAGTTTTAACGTTATGAGTAAAGTTAAAATGACATTCGAACCAGAAATAGCTAAGTTAGTTGGAACTGATGCCGCTATTATATTATCAAACATTGATTATTGGGTTGATTTTAATCGCTCTAATAAGGTTAATTTTCATGATGGTCAGTACTGGACTTTTAATAGTATTAAAGCCTTTACAGAGCAATTTACATGGCTTACGGAAAGTCAAATAAAGACCTGTTTAATAAATTTACATAAGGCTAAATTAATATTAGTTAGCAGCCATAATAAAAAGGGTTACGACCGCACAAAATGGTACTCTATCCCAATAGAATCAACCATTAGCGAAAAACCGCAAATGGAGGAGCGAGAATTAGCAAATGGAACAGACAGAAATCGCCAACCTATACCAAATAATAAACCATATATATCTTTATTAAAAATAAAGATGTCCGATATTTCAATTTCAGGTAATAATTTAAAATACAAAGACACCGAAATTGAAGTTACCGAAAAGGAATTAATGTACTTTGTAATGGCTGATAAGTTTAGAAAAGTATTTATTAAAAATCTTAAAGAAAAACAGCTACCAACTAATAATCAGGAAAAGGCAGTTTATAAAAACTACGTTACAGAAATACGGCTTATGGTAGAAAGCGATGGTGTAAGTATTGAAAACTTAGTTGCTGCTTATGATTACTTAAATAACGATGATGATTTGTTTTGGAAGAAAACCGTTTTAAGCCTTTCAAACCTACGAAAAAATATAACAAGGATATTGGCATCTAAAACTTAGAAAAAAGCTTTAGACAGCCTTAAATTAAACTATAGCCTATGAATATAGAAAAATCAATGAACAGACTTGCATATACAATAGCAAAAGGTAATAAGCCAAACCAAACAGATGTAGCTGCTTTTAATGATATTGTTGAGTGGATTAATTTAGCTAAAGAAGAAAGATTATCGCGTAACCATCATTTTAGCAAAATAGCAGTTATTTATTATTGCGATTTATTACAGCGTTATTCATGGGATAAGTTTTTAGCTGAAAAGGAAATACAGCAATTATTAGAACAACCGTTAAAAGACCATTACGAACGTTTTAGAACGTTAATGAATATAAAAGAATGGTATGATGCCGCTTCTATATTTGGATTGAACATGGAGCATGTATTGAATGGAAAAACGCCTAAAGAAATAGAAGCTATTAAAAATACAGATAGGCAGATAATAAAGGAAAACCAAAAAGAGCTTTTAAAGTCATTAAACCCGTGGGGCGAAAAAGAAATTACAAATAAGCTTAATGACTTTTTAAGCGAATTATTGATTAGGTATGAAAACAAATAGAGTTTAACTATGATACAAATAACAAACGAGGATAACATGGCTTTAATGGCACGTTATCCTGATAAACATTTCGATTTAGCAATTGTAGACCCGCCTTACTTCGAAGATTATGGCAAAGCCAATTACACGGGTAATGATATATCCACGACCGGAGTAAAAAGACAAACTAAAAAAATACAAAATTGGGAAGTGCCTAATGAGTTTTATTTTAATGAATTATTCAGGGTAAGCAAGCATCAAATAATTTGGGGATGCAATTATTACGCTAAATATATACCTAATGTTGGGAGGATAGTTTGGGATAAGCAAAATGAAAGCAGTACATTTTCAAAATGTGAATTGGCCAGTCATTCATTTGGAGTTATAGTAGATAAATTTATTTTTATGTGGAATGGTATGCTGCAAGGAAATATGAAAGATAAAGAGGTTAGAATACACCCTACTCAAAAACCTGTTAAGCTTTATGAATGGTTGCTTATGAATTATGCTGAAAATGGAGACAAGATATTAGACACTCATTTAGGAAGCGGCAGCATAGCCATTGCATGCCATAATTTAGGCTTTGACCTTACAGCATGTGAATTAGATAAGGATTATTATGAAAGTGCTTTAAAACGTCTAAAACAACATGAAAGTCAAATTAAAATGTTTTAAATATGGCAATACAAAAAATAACACCAGACTTAGCTTTAAAAGATGAGCCTAAAGAATTAGATTATGCTGATGTACATAAAAAAAGCACAGTTGATTTAAATACAAAGCCAACAAGACCGCCTTTAGCCATATCAATCGGATTAGATGATAAGTCTTATAATGGCATCCATTACCCTTTAAGGTTTGGCACTTTTGGAAATATATCGATGATTAAGGGAGAGGAAAAAAGTCGTAAGACATGGGCAAAGAGTTTAATTTTAGCGTGTGCAATTGGAGGTACTGCAAACTTATACGCCCCTGACATTAAAGGCCATGATTTAGTGGGTAAGTATATTATTGATATTGACACCGAACAGGATGCTCATGACAGTTGGAATACAGCAGATAGGATAAGGCGAGCAGTGGGAGGAATACATAGTTATTACATTTGCGTTAAATTGCGTGAATACAGCGCACCTCAACGAATAGCATACTTAGAGTGGTTATTTACAAAAAGTCAATACAAGGATAAATTAGGAATTGTATCATTAGATGGATATGTTGATTTCCTTGCTGATTTTAACTCTCTAACTGAAAGTATGGAATTTACTCAAAGATTAATGAAATACACCACAATGGCTAATTGCCATATTACAGGAGTTTTACACATTAATCCAGGCACAGACAAAGCAAGGGGGCATTTAGGAACAATATTGCAGCAAAAATGCGAAACTGTACTTATAGTAAAAGATATGGGGGATTATTCAGAGGTTATATGCCAACGTTCGCGAGGGAAGAAATTTAAAACCTTTGGATTAAATGTAAACGATGAAAGATTACCTTATGTAATGCAAGATTATGAACCGGTAAAAGAAGATAAACCCGTAAAAAAAACAACTACTGTAGAATTTACAAAACCTTAAAACATGAACTTAACTAAAGAAATACAAGAAACTATCTGTAAAGCAGAAATACATAAAGGTAATCACGTTGCTGAAAACTTTAACTACTTTTTTAGGGGAGAACTTGATGTTATTTCTTTAGCTAAAAGTGGCTATGTTTCAGAGTTTGAAGTAAAGGTAAGCCGTTCTGATTTTAGGGCTGATGCTAAAAAATCAAAATGGCAATACATTAACTGGTGCTTAGAATCAAAAAGCGAACTGTCATCGAGATATTTGCCTAATTATTTTACCTATGTATGCCCGCTTATAAACGGAAAGGGAATTATATTAGAAAGTGATTTAAAGCCTTATATGGGTTTAATATACTTTCAGGATGGCGAACTTATAACTGTTCGTAAATCAAAAATAATCCATAAAAATAAACATAATATATTAAATCTTCTAACAAAGATGTTAAGGGTAAATAATTGGCGTCACTATTTCTGTGCTCAAAAGCTTACTATTCTAAATAGACAAGCTATAGCATATAATGATGAGTGCCTAAAAGAAAAAGTAAACAATTCAATTAAAAATTTGCCCAAAAAATGAAATACACAATAATAGGAATAGATCCAGGCGCAAGCGGAGGGATTGCGATTTACGACAATGGAAATATTGAAGCCTTTAAAATACCAAAAGCCTCGATTGATTTAAATGACAAATTTGCTTACATAAAAGAGAACTTTGAAAACCCATTGGTATTTTTAGAAAAGGTAAGTCACTTTTCAGGGGGTGCAGATGATGCTGTTGGAAAAAAATTCGCAATAGCTAAAATGATGGATGGTTACACTAAGCTTAAAACATTATTAGAGACTAATAGGCTGCCTTATTGTGAGGTTCATCCCGCTACATGGCAAACAGCGTTAATAAAGCGTATTAAGGGCGAAAGCAAGCAGATAAGGAAAAATAGGTATAAAGCGTTAGCACAAGAAAATTACCCTGAAATAAAGGTTACATTAGCAATATCCGATGCATTATGTATTATGAGTTTCGGGCGCATTAAAGTTTTAAATGACTGGTATTGGATTGAGGGTAGGTTAATTGGTAAAATACAAACGTAAAATATTTTAGCTTTTTTAGTATTGAATTGGAAAACTTTTATATATTTGTATCTGTTGCCTTCTCACACTATAGCAACTTAAAAAGTAACAAAACCCGTATTTGAAGAATGAAGTGAGAAGCATTCGGATAGTATGGGTTTTTTGTATTTTAAAAAATCATATATCATGGTAACAGTTATTTTATTAGTCGTTTTTTTAATTATTTGGGGTGCTTTTGTTGCACAAACACGTTTTAAAATATTATCAAAGGAGAGTATTGCCGATGTTAATGTTAGGGGCGGTTACAGAGAGGAAGTTAAGTTTAACTATAAGCCATTAGTATTTCTAATTTTAGGTATTTTGTTTATCTTCTTGCAGCCGTATTCAATGAAAAAAATTGAGGCAGGTTATAAAGGATTAAGGGTTAATCTTGTGGGAGATAATCGCGGGGCTTCAAATATTGAAGAAGTGTCAGGGTTAATACTTTATAATTCCTACACAGAGGAACTACAACAAATACCATTAGACCAACATCATATTGATTATGGAAAGAGCGTTATTGTTGCTAAAGGTGGTTTTGCATGTGACATAAGCCCCGCTTTAAATTATTCTGTAAAATCCCCTATGGCAGCGGATATGTTTACTAATTTACGTTCTACATATAAAACAGGCGGTTTACAGGCTGTAGAACAGGGATGGTTAAAGAACGCTATCTTGGGTGCTGTAAATGATGTTGCTAATACTTATCCTATTGAGGATATATTTAATAATCGCTCATTGTTTGAGGCCGCTATTATAGTTGAAGCAAATAAGCGTGTTGGTAAATGGTTTGAAATAAGCCAACTTAAAACTAATATACAGCCACCGAGAAGTATTGCAGAAAGCATTGAGGCAAAGGCAAAAGCTACACAGGACGCAATAACAAGTGCTGCACAAGCAAGCGCAGCAAGGGCAGACAAAGAGCGTATCGTTGCGTTAGCACAGGCTGATAGTGCTAAAACTGTAATCAAAGCACTTGCCGAAGCTAAAGCGGTTCAGCTAAAAGAACAGAAGCTTACCCCTTTGTATATTGAATACATGAAAATACAGAAATGGGATGGTAAGCTACCCACAACTACTACAGGCAGTTCAGGTTCATTTATAAATATTAAATAGCATTTCATGAACCACGACGAAATGTTACTACACGAAGCCTACAAGCATTCAGACCACGAAACCGAACCTGAATATTATTATTTAGTAATTGTAGGCAAAAGGGAAGTTGTATTTAGTTCAGCCGAATACAGCGAAAGTTACGACGAGTACCAAAAGTATATTTTACTTTCGGAAGCAAAAGAAATAGAATATAATTATATTGAGTTTGGCAGAATTGAAAGCGTAAACTACACGCAAAGGGATTTTGAAAACATATATTATCACTTCGATGTTAAAGATACATATAAACATAAAACACTATAAAAATGGAAAACTCAATTTATCCAACAGGTTATTCTAACGAATTCGCAAGTAATGAATTGATTGAATCTTTAGCATCACATGAAGAATCTTTAGAATATTCACAATGGCTTAAAGAAAAAAACTTAGATGCAGAAATTAAAACCAACAATGATGTTTCTCATTACTGGTTTAACAACAGCGCATGGAGCCGTGAATATCCAATTGGATTAATGGATAAACAATTAGCTGAATTAAAAGATAGCGAAAATAAATATACATCTTTTACAGACTTTGATGATACTATACCTGCCATAACAAAAAAACAATACGCTTACTTTAAAGCTAATTATTAAATAAATATAAATATGAGTACAACAAAACCGCCCAAACGGAGCCTTATCGACTAAATACATAAACAGGGGCGTAACAGCCCCTTAATTATTAAAAATATGAAAGAATATATAAAACAACTCGAAGACACAATAAATCAAATAACTGCATGGGATACTTTTGACGATGGGTATTTGGCAGGATTAAAGATGGCTTTAAGTTTAGCTAAAGATAATCATGCCTCCTAAAACACATAAACCATGTAAGGTATGCGGCAAAGAGTTTAAATTATCGCGTACGACAGACCGTTATTGTTCAAGTGAGTGTATGTATTCAGACAAGAAAGAAAAGCCGCTAAAGCCGTTTAAATCGATTAATAAGGTGTCTAAAAAGCAGGCTATACTAAATGCAAAGTACACGGTGTTAAGAATTGAATATCTTGGTAAGCCGGAAAACAAGATTTGCCCGATAACAGGAAATGAAGCCACTACAGTACATCACAAAAAAGGGAGGTTGGGGTATGCTGATGAATTTGCAAGATTAAATGATATCCCATTGCTTTTAGATATTAGATTTTGGATAGCTTTATCTATGGATGGACACGATTATGTTGAGCGCAATCCGCAATGGGCAAAAGACAAAGGTTATACATTAAGCCGTATTGAAAATGGCAGCATCTAAAAAGCCTCAACCAAAAGATTACCACATTTTACCACTTGAAACAATGATTACCGTAGTAGCTACTAAAGGCGAAACGGTAATTATAAAAGATATGACTTTTGGCGAGGCACTTAAAATGAAAAAATCAGCAGGATGGATTTATTCTAACTACCAAAAGGGGTTTTTTGCTATGGTTGCTACTAAAAATAATTTGCCTTAAAACACCAATAAAATAAAGGGTTTTAAAAATATATTACTTTTACAACAAAATAAAACCACAAATATATTAGGTTTTAAACATAAAATATATTAGGTTTGTTAAAGAATTAAAACAGTAACAAATAACAATATATCATTATGAAAACAGTTATAGCATCACTTATTTTATTATCAACTTTAACCTCATGTGTTAAGGCGTCTGAATTTTCTACTCTACACGTTGAAAGCATCAATGTAAAACAAGGTACTCCAGTAGAACAGGATCACATAAATATCAATGATACGCTTTACGATAGCCCAGATGCTTATGCATTGGTAAACGGCGGTAAATTGGATAGTACTGTAATTTCTAAAAACTAAACAATGAAAACATACCTTTTAAAACTAATAAGCTTACATGAGGCAAGTTTATTAACCAGTACTGATACTGTAGACCGTTATTTACTAAAATACGAAATACAGGCTTATAAACGAGAACTTAAAAACCTTTAAAAAATAATATAATGGAATTTACAAGAGAATACTTTATTGAAAAATTTGAAGCAATACCAGATAACCTTTGGACTATTGTTTACCTAACATCTGAATTAAACTCTAAATGCCATTGCGCTTTAGGGCATTGCGGTGTTAAACTAAACGATGATGATGAAAATGAATATACCGATGAGGCTTGGGCTTTATCAAATATTCTTTCATCTTATCATGAAATGGCGTTTGGATTTTCAGCAGACCCATCTGTTTTAACGCATAATAATGTATGGCGAATAAACGATGATAATTTAAATAGGCATTTAACTGGAAAAACACCTAAAGAAAGGATTTTAAATGCCTTAAGGGATATAGTTTAAAACATGCATCATGAAAACAACTAAGAAGCGGTTAAATGTATTCGTTTTAAGACACCGTGAAAAGATAATAATAGCAATGGGGATTATAATTTTAATATTGGCTATAGGGTTAATTTTAATGTAAAAAACAATCAATTATGCAAAACACTACAACTTGGATGCAGGTAAAACACATATCCGAAATAACAGATCCAAACGATATGCTTTTAATGCTTTACCCTTATGAAAGGTTTTGGGAATCTAAAACGCAAATACTAAACTTTACAGGAAAAAAGTCCAAAAACTATAAAGAACACAATGGATATGAGTATTGGTATTTATTTACGTTTAGAAATCACAAATACTACAGCGCACAGGATTTAAAAATATTTAAACATTGCTTAAACTAAAAATTATGAACAAACAAGGAAATACATTACAGCACTATATTGATGTCTTAAAATGGCTTAAAATAGGCGTTACCTTATCAGTGTTAAATGATATAGCGTTAAGATGCTTTGATTTAAATCTATGTACTTCGGAGTGTATAGACAGGGTTAAAATATTCATTGAACTTTAAAAAGCAACCGAATGAGAACACTACACGAGCTTTATTTACTTCTTTGGGAGGAAATAAAGGATATGGAAGAATTAAACGATGGACTATGTTTTTTCACGTTTTGTTTATGGGGTATAGGTATTTTTACAACAGAAGAAGAACAATCATTGTTTGATGATTTTAAACATAATAAACCTGAAAATGCAGGTTTTCCATTTTGGTTTGAAGATGGAGAAACAGGCACTAAGCAGCGAAAGGAATTTGTATCACAAATGATTGAAAAAACAAAACCATTATAACAAAAGTAAAAGATTTATGTGGGTGCTTTAAAGCGTTAATAGCTATTGGGGCCGTTAACCTTTATACATCAGAAACAGCAACAAATAGAGGTTTTATGATGCATATACCCAACACTAACTTTAGATATATAAATTGCCCCTGTTGTGGTACTAAATTACGAGATATAGAAGTCGACGTTAAGGAATTTAAAAAGCTTATAAAATGATAACTAAAAAAATAGCAGCGGATTTATACGGCAATGGTTATGTGTTGCAGGATAAAGAGGGAAGGGTTTATTCTATTTTAGAATTATGGAAAGAAGGGTTTATGTGTGAACATAATCTAAATGGTAGTGTTAGAGCTTTAATGATTAAATATGATTTAATTGGTACTGAGTACCACATATTAGCCCGACCTAACACTGATATTGATAAAGATATTGAAAAGTGTAACGGACCTCAAAAATGCTCTCTCGTTGCTTACTGGAATATCGCTAAATCTGAGCCCTGGGTATTTAAAAAAAGAAGTGGTTTTTTAGAAGTAATGAATGGAAGAGTGAATTTTGGGTATAATATGAAAACAAACGGTTATTTAATGTTGCCAAACCACATGGTTATAGATATGCAAAGATTACATTTCGCTCTTGATTTACCCGAAGGCTCATGGATACCAGTAACCGATAATAACAATCCTTATAAATAAAATTATGTCATATCTAAACAACACAAAGCCGGTATCTAAATTAGATGATGCCGGCAAAGTACTTAAAAAGTACGATTGCATAAATCAAGCAGCTTTTGAAAATAAAGTTTCAGCAACATCGATAGCAAATTGCATAGCGGGGAGAATAGGTAAATCAGCGGGTTTTAAGTGGAAGTTGCAGGAAAAGAAAGCGGCTGCAATTAAAAAGGAAATACGCAGTAAGGCTAAGACAGTAAGCAGGGATAACGCAATAGGTAATAAGCTTAACGCAGCCAATAAAGTACTTGCTACCGATGCTTTGCCTACCGCGAAACTTTTAGAGCAAACCAGGGCTTTAAAAGGTTGGGTTTATGTAATAAAAGGTAAAACTTCAAAACAGGTACATCCCGATAAAATAAATAGTTTACTGCAGGATGGATGGAAACAAAGTAAACATCATTAATTATGGTCTACACAGTAAAAAACAACAACGAGGTTTACATATACATGAACGGTAATTTAATCCACAAAACAAGGGTTAACGGCAATGAATCGGGTGTAACATTCGATGTTATGGCATATCTTAAAAATGATTCTCTAAAAAGTATAAAATAATGGCAAGATTAGATATAGAACGCCAACAAAAATTAGAGCCAGTTAGAATAAATAAAGCTATAGCAGAAATAAAAGCTTTGGGATTAGAAATAGTTTACCAAGATTCCACACAGATACGATTTAATTTTAAAGGCAATTTAATTACATTTTATCCATATAGCGGTTGGCACACAGGCAAAGGCATAAACGATGGCAGGGGATTAAACAACTTACTTAAACAATTAAAATAATGAACCAAGCATTATCTGAATCAGCAATAATAATATGCCTTTTTTTAGTAGTTGCAATACAAGTTATGTTTAGCCATTTCACTAAGCAAATAAATAATTTAAAAGAGGCTTATTTACACAAGGACATATACGACGTTGAATTAAGGAAATATGTTTTGACAGATATACTTAATAAAGCTATACAAACACAAGATTACGAACGTTGCGAAACAATTAAAAAACTTTTAAAAGAATTAAAATAATGGAATTAAACCTATTTGACTACACAGTATTATTCTTTTTCTTTATAGTATTTCTATGCTCTTTAATATGGAAGAATAAAGATAAGCGTTGGTTAATTACCGATGACCCGTTACAGCCAATGTATAACCGTAATTCTGATGGTTACATGGCATTATGTAAAGAACATTCAGAACTAAGCAGGGAAATACTTTTTAACCCAGAATTAGAGCCTGTATTGCGCCAAAAACTTGAAAGGGTAAGTATGTTGCTTAAAGAGTACGATAAGGCAGCAGAGAAGCAATACATGCGTTCACAACATGGTAACTACGAACCTGAACAACAATTTAAAGAAACTGAAAGACCGCATATAGATATTAACCAATTAAAAACTAAAAGCAATGAGTAATTTTAAAGTAGGGCAGAAAGTTGTTTGTGTAATTAAAATTCCAAATTACGATTTATCTAATACATTTTATGATGGTTTAAAAATGCCGATAAAAGATGAAATATATACTATTCGAGATATAGATGTTAGTGGTAATGAACAATATTTACTTTTGAATGAAATTGTAAACAGTCCAATGATTACTAAACAGGGTATATGCGAAATTATGTTTAAATATGACTGGTTTGCACCCTTAAACCACGCCTTTGCTGATGAAGTAGAATCTATGATTAAAGAACAACTAAAAGAAGAACACGTATGATACATTATAACAGCCCAGAACACCAAAAGGAACGCGCTAATGTAGTTCCGTTGAGTATGGATGAAATACAGGAACTTGTAAAATACGTTAACGACAATCATAAAACAGGGTTATTTGAAAACGTAATACAGCGTTTTATTTATGACTACGAAAACCTTTCCCACATAAGGGAAACAATGCAGGTATGGATTTCTGTTAATGATAGGTTGCCGGAAACAGAAATTGAAGTGTTATCATATTGTGGTAAATACAAAAACATTTTTACATGTGTTTTAACTCAAGAATGGGGATGGACTGAAAATAGCGACGACATGATTAAAATATTTCCAACACATTGGATGCCATTACCTGAAAAACCAACAATATAAAACAAAATATTATGAGGTCAAGTGAAGTAATAAATCCTGAACAAGCATTATTATACTTATTAGACTGCAATTTAGCTACTGTAGAGTATTATTCTACTGTAAAAAAAATATCTAAATCGGAGTTTAAAAGACAAATTGAAATTGCACAAAAAACATTAGATTGGGTGTGTGCATTCAGAATAGAATTAGAAAGCAATAGCAGAGCAAAAGAGATAAAAGACAATTGTAACCACTCAGTAGAAGAATGGTTAATTAAAATGTAAAATTATGAGAAACATTAAAGATTTAAAACCGAATGAGGCTATTAAAATTAGCACTAAGAAAGATGCGCGTAAATTCAATAAAATGACAGATATGAAAGTGCGCATAGGGGATATTATTTCTTTTTCGGATAACTGTTGGTTTTTTGCAGATATAGAATCAGTAGTTTATCCCGCATCCGAGTTCCTACCTAAAAAATCAAAGCTAAAAAAGGCTGTTTCTAATCTTAAAGCACGGGTAAAGGTATTAGAGAAAGGCAGCGACTTCACGCAGGAAATAAACAACATTGAAACCGAAGCATTACTATTAGAGCCTACGCAGCCGCTTACTGAATTGCCTGAAAAGTGGCATTTAGCCATTAACAGCGAAAATAAGGAGGTTTTACAAAAGTGGATAGGCACTCATTTAAACAGAGCCTTATATGTTCATGAAGACGTTTCATGGTCAGGCTTAGAGGGGTTCGATAAAAATGAAAGTATCGAAATATCCACCGAAGACTTTAAACGCTTAGTGCTTAAGGAAAATGTTTTGGAGGTTGGGAAGTGGTATAAAGATGTTAAAAACAGTTACCTAATATATATAGCTTCAATCAATGATAAAAATGCTATGGTATATGGGTTTAGTATGGACGGAAAATGGATAGGCGCAGGTAAGGCATTAATTAAGCTCATGCATGATTTGGTTTTAGCCACTCCTAAAGAAATTGAAACCGCTTTAATAAACGAGGCTAAGAAGCGTGGGTATAATCCTTTAAGCAAAATAATTGATGTTTACGATAACGAAACTGAAATATTAGGACAAGAAAATATGTTTTACCAACATGATAGGCTTTGGTACAATTCTGAGTGTTGCTTATTCAATAATGGCATCTGGGCAGAAATAATAGAGCCGGCTAAAGAGGAAATAAATTGGAATATATCTAATGTACTACAATATAAAGGCACAGGAGATCCTTATTTAGTGTTAAGTGATCCAATTACCTTAGCTAAGGATAAAGAGAACTTCTATGCTTCTGTAGTTAAGGAATCTAAATTTTATACTCATAAAAGGAAAGGAGAGAACAATTTGTTCGAAAAATCAGACTTTAAACTGTACACAGGCGAACCCATAACCCTAAGCAACTAACCAATGAAAACATTAAAAATGTGGGTAATAAAAGACCCATCAGGAAAGTTTATAGAGAGCAGCATGGCTATTAAAAAGAAGTCCTGCATAAACTGGTTCGTAGGCTGCTACACATGGCGCTCATGGCTTAAAAACGGGTGGACGTGTGTAAAGGTAAGTGTAACAATTAAAGAGGTTTAAAAACCCTAATAGCATTAATTCAATGAGAATATATTGAAATTGTATCGTATTTTACGGGGTTTAGACCACTTTAAGGGAATATTAAGCCATTTATTTGGAAAA